TCGCCCGTATATCAGGGCGAGGGGGCTGTAAACAAGCTCGTTTACGCCCAACAACTATGCGGAGGCCGTGGCGGCGCTCGGCTACTCCGACAACTGGGAGGATTTCACGCTCTGTGAGGTCATGAAAACACATTTCGGACTTTACGGAGTGTCCCCGGTAATATTCGTGAACGTGCTCGACCCCGCCGAACACAAGGAATCGGTTGAGAGCGCCGAGGTAACTCTTGTGGACGGCCGCGCGGAGCTTCCGGAAACGGCAATCAAGAGCACTGTAGTCGTCAAGGCTGCTTCTGCGGGCAATGCGCTTGTTGAGGGCACCGATTATTCGTGCTTCTACAACGACAGCAAGCTCATCGTTGAGGCGATAAAGGGCGGCGCGCTTTCCGGCTCGTCTGCCTATATCGCTTACGACAAGGTAAAGCCCTCCGGCGTGGATTCCGACGACATCATCGGCGGTATCGACGTCAGCACCGGCGCAAAGAAGGGTCTGGAGCTTGTGAACTCAGTGTTCACGAAGTATGGCGTGGTTCCGGAATTCATCATCGCGCCCGGCTATTCCAGCGATAACGCTGTAGCGGCTGTCATGGCTGCGAAGGCGGATTCGATATGCGGGCTGTTCAAGGGCAAGGCCATCATCGACGCGGACTGCACCACAATCAAGAAGTACAGCGATGTTTACGGCTGGAAGTCTGACAAGAACATCAACGGCACAAACGAGGTCCTTTGCTGGCCTATGGTGGCGCTTGCGGGAAAGAAATATCACCTTTCTACCCACATCGCGGCGCTTGCGGCGACCGTGGATAACGACAACGGCGGTATCCCGTCCGAATCCCCGTCAAACAAGGCTATCCAGGCTGACAGCACCGTGCTTTCCGACGGTTCCGAGGTCCTGCTTGAGCTGGCTGACGCGAATGTGCTGAACAGCAAGGGCGTAGTCACCGCGCTGAACTTCAACGGCAGATTTGCGCTGTGGGGCAATGAGACTGCGTGCTATCCGAACTCCACCGACGTCAAGGATTATTTCCTCTGCATAAACAGAATGTTCGGCTATGTGGCGCAGACAGTTACCCTGACTTTCTGGGGCAAGCTTGACAGCAAGATGACGCGCCGGCTTATCGACTGCATCATCGACACGGTGAACATCTGGCTGAACGGTCTCAAGACGGCTGAACATATCCTGGGCGGGCGTATCGAGTTCAGCGAGGCGGAGAACCCGCTTACCGACCTGATGGCGGGCCGCATGAAGTTCCACATCTACATCACGCCGCCTTCTCCGGCGAAGGAGATGGAGTTCGTCCTGGAATACGACGCGGACTATGTTTCCGCGGCGCTTGGCGGTTAAGGAGGTACATGAATGGCACAGTTTTCAGAAATAAACATCGCATTCCGCGTGTATGAGAACGCGGTGGACTACTATGGTATTGCTGACGTTGACCTGCCGGATATCACACAGATCACCGAGGAGATGCAGGGCGCAGGATTCGCGGGAAAGTATGACGCGGTGATCATCGGTCATATCGAGGCTATGAAGACGACCATCAATTTCCGCAATCCTACAAAGATCGCGTACAATCTGTTTACCCCGGTGGAACACCAGCTCGATCTCCGTGCGAACGTGCAGGAGCGCGACACTGTTTCCGGCGTAAGACAGGTGGCGGTAAAGCACATACTCAAGTGCACGCCCATCACTCTCAAGACCGGAAAGCTTGCGAACTTCTCGACAGGCGATACCAACGCGGAATATGCGGTGCATTATTTCGCTACTTTCATCGACGGCGCAAAGACCCTTGAGGTCGATCCCGCAAACTACATATTCTTCGTGGACGGCGTGGACTACCTTGCGGAGATGCGCAAGAATCTGGGACTTGCATAGTTCAGCGCCGGGAACGTCCGGCACTGAACATCCGATTTTCCTTTCCGCCCCCGGAGTGGGGACGGAATCCCGGCTTTGCCGGGAGCTTAGAACAATTCGGAATTCGTAATTCTTAATTCGGAATTTCGGTGTCACTTCGCGACGGATCAGAATGATATGCCATGGAAGCGGCGCCGTAATATTTCGGATTCAAAAACACAGGAGGAATCACTATGAGCAGCGTAGAGAAAGCAGATATGACAGAGGAGCAGGTGAGAGCGGAGGAATCAGCCCAGGGCGCGGACGTGTATGTCCACAAGTTCAGGAAGCCTTTCACCTGGGAGGGAGAAACCTATGAAGAGCTTAAATTCAACTTTGGCGGGCTGACCGCCGCCGACATGGAAGATGTCGAGGACGAGATGGCCGCGGACAACCGCTATGCCATTATTCCGGAATACAGCACGGCTTATGTTATGCGCCTGGCTGCAAAGGCGGCTAAGGTACATATCAGCCTTCTGGAGCATCTTCCGCTGTATGATGGCAACATCATCAGGAGAAAAGCCCGCGCTTTTTTTATGAGCGGGGAATAAGCAATGACCCGGCGGGCTGGTGGAGGCGCGAAAGTATTTATCTTTCGCGAAATACGAATACTCCCGCCGGATTTTTTTACAACATGCCGCTTCGGCGGCTTGAAAAGTGGTTAAAGACCGTCCTTGATATCGCTAAGGAGGAAAAGAAGGAATGAGCAGCACACGTCGTGAATACGAGATGTTCTTCAAGATCACCGGAGCCATGGGCGGTTCTTTTTCTGCCGCTATGCGGAATTCCTCCAGCGAGATGAAGGCGCTCCAGACTGCCACCCGCACACTGAACTCCCAGATGAGGGACATCAGCGGGTATCAGAAGCAGCAGAAGGCTATCGAGCGGCAGAACGAGATCATTCGCAATAGTGAAACGCGGCTGACTGAGTTAAGACGCCGCAATGCCGAGCTTGCACAGGAAATGACCAACACGGCGAACCCGACGGCGGCACAGCGGGGGCAGCTGGAACGCAATGCGGAACAGATACGGCGCTGTGAAAACGCGCTGGAGGAGCATAATCAGCGGCTTCGGGAAATGCAGGACCGTCTGGGTGACGCGCGTGCCGCCTTACAGGACGCGGGTATCGACACTGATAACCTTTCCGGCGATATGGAGAGATTACAGAGCCGGCTTGAGGAAATATCCAGGACGCGGAACTTCCTTTCGAACGTATCGGAGGAGCTGGAAACCACCCGGGCGCAGTTCAGGGACGCTGCAAAAGAATTTGCGGGTCTTGCCGGGGGGATCGGGGCGGCGGTCGGTACGGTGTACGCCAGCGCTTCAAAGCCTGCGATGAATTTTGAGAGCGCATTCACCGGAGTTCGCAAGACCGTTGAAGCAACGGAGGAAGAATTCGCGGAAATGCGGCAGGGCATTCTGAATATGTCGCAGACTGACGTCATCGCTTCGGCGGACGAAATTGCCGCCGTTGCGGAGGCCGCAGGTCAGCTCGGTATCCAGAAAGAGCATATCCTTGACTTCTCAAAGGTAATGATAGACCTAGGGGAGGCAACAAATCTTTCGGCAGACGAAGCGGCTTCTGAACTGGCAAAATTCGCGAACATCACGCAGATGGATCAGGGGGACTTTGACAAGCTCGGTTCGGTAGTCGTTGACCTGGGCAACAATTTCGCTACTACCGAGGCGGACATTGTTTCAATGGGCATGAGGCTTGCTTCCACCGGTGAGCTTACCGGATTATCGGAACCGCAGATAATGGCGGCGGCTACGGCGCTTTCTTCACTCGGTATCGAAGCGGAGGCCGGCGGTTCGGCTATGTCTAAGATCCTGAAATCCTTACAGCTTGCCGTTGAAACCGGGGACGGGCTTGAGGGCTTCGCAAAGGTCGCAAATCTTTCGCAGGACGCTTTCAAACAGCTGTACAAGCAGGATTCGCTCAAGGCGCTTTCCGCTTTCACAAAGGGACTGAACGACACCGAACGCAATGGCAAAAGCGCCGTTGCTATCCTGGACGACATGGGCATCACCGAAGTCAGAATGTCCAACGCGGTGCTTTCGCTCGCTTCTTCTGACGATATCCTGACCGACGCCGCCGATCTTGCCACAAAGGCGTGGGAGGAAAACAACGCCCTGACTGCCGAGGCTGAAAAGCGCTATGCCACGACGGAATCCCAAATCGACCAGGCTAAGAATTCTGTGGAGAACCTTGGTATCACCATAGGCGACATGACCCTGCCGATGATAAAGGAACTGGCGGGGGAGCTTACTGAAGCGGCAAAGGGCGCGCAGAGATGGGTTTCCGAGAATCAGGAGGGAATAAAAAAAGTTGCCGGGATCGCTGGAGAAGTCGCGAAATATGCGCTTATCCTCAAGGGCACGCAGGTGACATATCTCGGAGTAAAGACCGGGGCGCTGGCGGCGGCCAAGGGCGGCGCAAAGGTAGTCGCGGCGATCCAGGCGGCGCAGGGTCGCAGGCAAGGGGAAGGGGCTTAAGACCTTCCTTTCCACCATGACTGGCCTTTCCGGCGCGGGGGCTGTTACTTCGGTCATCGGTGGTGTTGCGGCTGCCGTGGCGGCGCTTACTGCGGTGTTCGTAGTGAACATCAAGCAGTTCCAGCAGTACCGCAAGGAGATCACCGACAAGAAACTGTTCGACAATGGCGGCAAGTCGCTTGAGGAATACACGGAGTTGCTCAAGGAAAACACTTCGGAACACTACAAGTATGCCCAGGAGGTCAACAGCGCTTCGGAGGAGCTTGACGGCATAGACTATGAGCTGTCTAAGGCCAGGGGCTCGCTGGAGCTTTACAACCAGATACTTGACGAGAACGGCACTCTTACCGCCGGTCAGGCTGACGCGATGTATGAACCGTTCAACGAATTCGCAGGAAAGCTTGAAGAGGACTTCCAGGCGCGCTACGATATGGTTTTCGACGCGTTCAGGACATCGGCGGTCGAGGCGGCGCAGCAGCTCGGAATAAGTATCGGCGAGATCGAATCCGTACTTGAAGGATTCAAGAACCGGTTCACGACATCTACCAGCGATTCGCAGAAAACCATTACCGCGCTGCTGGACAAGCAGCGGAACGGTGAAGAACTGACTGCGGAGGACTGGGAAACATACCGCAAGGAGATACAGTTCCAGACCGACATGGCGAACGCCGCGCCGGACAGCGCAAAGTCCGAATACGAAGCGATGAAGGAAGAAGTGTCCGGCTGGGACTTCGGTTCGGATCAGCAGGGCGGCATTGACCATCTGAACGAGCTGTACCAGTATGCCAGCGACTACATCGCCGAGATGGACAAGGCGCAGACGAATCTCAATACGGAATATGATGCGCTGCGGGAACAGGCGCGGATAATGCACGAATCCGGCAAGAGCACCGACGAGGAATACAGCGCGGATATCACGGCTCTGAGCCAGGCGCAGCAGATAACCTATGCGGCGTACAAGGAGCGGCGCGACGACTTCCTGGACGAATTCAACACCACATGGAGCTCATTCAGCGACCAGATAGACGAGGAAGTCGCCAAGGGCATGGAAGAGGCGGGCTTCAACTTCTTCGAAAGCTTCTGGAACAACTTCAAGGGCACCATGGTGACATACGGGGAGCAGTACGGCAACCTTTTCACGGGAAAGGGATTAACGTACAGCGATCAGCAGCTTATCGACGGTTCGGTATCTTCGGCGAGGGCTGACGAATACAGGCTCGCGGCTGCAAAGAGCACATACAGCGGGCTTTATGACGCCGCCGGACAGTATGCCCCGGGCGACTTTGGGGACGGCGCGAAGAACCCGGGAT